GCACCCTGTAAACTTTCACCAGTTGTACCTGACCATACGTTGGCTGCTTCTTGATCGCCTCTCCATGCTAAAATAGCAGGATAAGTGCCACCATTAGCAAGACGATTTAGTTCAGCGCTAAATGTAGAACCTAGAGTTCCAATTGCCATTGTATTCCTTACTTACCACGTAGGGCTGGGATTAGTCCCTTTTTCTTAAATGTTTCTCTGAACTTCTTTGCCTCAGGAGATTTCAATACTCCAGCGACTCCAGATTTCTTAAAACTTGTATCTTTCTTAGCCTTAGGCTTTGAAGCACTAGGAGCATTGTACTTGAAGTTAGATGAAGTAGCCTTCATAACTCCTTGACCACGTTCTCCAGCACGGAACTCATTTGCTCTAACATTCTTAGTGCTAGGGTTTCCTGCACCATATGTAAAGTTAGAACTTGTACGTGTGTTAGCAGGTCCTTTGAATACTACGCCAGTAGGCTTGTAAGTCTTATTTTGTGCACTACGGCTTGTGTAATTAGTTCTAGACTTTTTCATAGCCCTAATGTCGCTTTCAAGTATAGCCGCTTGAACACGCATAATTGCTCTGTCAACGTCTAAATCAGATGCTTCTTTCATTGTTTTCCTCGCTATTTCTTTTTAGTGGATTTTCTTGCTACTGCAGCATTATCTACAAGATTAGGGTAAGGTCTACCTGCGGCCTTTGCCCTTGCTTTAGCAGCGCTTTTTTGGGCTGGTGTTAATGTCTTAGAAGTTTTTTTAGGGTTCTTCTTATCCCAAAATGCTTTTTTCATTTCTTCCCCTTGTTTCTCTTGGATATTGCTGCTGCCTTTTTCTTAGCATCAGCCTTAGATGAAGCACCCCAGGCTTGTAGGGATAATAGGAGCCTTGTAGGCTCACCATTAGGTTTTCTTTCTGGTCCAGGCATACCGCCCATACGGGCCAGAAATGAGGCTCTACGGGGGTTATCACCGCTTTTTACGGGTGCCTTCAGGTTCATACCCTGAGCCTTAGCAGAAGCCCTTCCCTTGGCGTTTAAACCGCCTTTAGGATTCTTTCCCGCTTTCCTCTGCCACGCTGGTGTTGTTGCCATTTTTCTTACCCCCAAATATTGCTTTGTAGTAATGGTTATCAAATGAGAATCGTTTCATGTGTGGAGCAAGTGCTCCTGTATGGCACCAAAGTGGTACACCCACCTGATGACATAAAGCAAAGAAGTAAATATCTTCACCTAGGAAACTATCACCTTTGCCTAGTTCGGCAAATAGTCTGACATCTCCCATTTTTTCTTTAACTCTAGTAACTACATCCCTATGCATTAGTATGAATCCCATACCTGCTGCATCTACCTTGATTAACTTATTATCAGGTAGTGGATGAATTCTTTTAGATACAATCCCACCATCTTCAGTATCTTCAAACTTAAAGATAGTTGGAAGTGGAATCATTAGAGGCTCTTCAGGATTATCTGAAGTAAAGTAAACTCCAGTAATCATAGGCCTTGCTAATCTATCTTTATTAGCCCAAAGCAATCTAAATGTTTCTGGACTAATCACTACATCTGAGTCTACCCAGAGTAGCCAATCTGCTTTATTTGAATCGTACCAGTGGTTAATTAGTCTATCCCGTTGTCTAGCAATTTGATTGCCTTGACTGCGGATTGTAGATACGAACTTGATTCCTGATTGGAGTAACACATCGGTTACCCCAAGCATGAATAATCCGTCTACATTTCCGTTATCGCACCAGGCTAGAGATACCGTTTCCTGCTTTTGTCCCATTTATTATTTCCCCTGTTTTCATGTCCTTGCGAAGTTTGACGCTTCCGTCTTTTCTCATAATGAGAATCATGCCATCCTTAATTAGAGACTTGTTAAATCCATCATGTCTCTTGCGCTGTCCCGATGACATTACTTTTTCTTAGGTGTCTTGTTAATGTACTTTCCACCCTTAAGTTGGTCAGAACGAGTACCTTTTTTACCTTTAGTAACTGCAGCACCAACTTCTTTTACTTGACGCTTTAGATTCCATCTAGCACGAGTATCATTATCTACAAGAGTCTGTAATTGTTTAGATCCAGGTTGAGCACCTTGACCTCTTTGGAAGCCAGCCTTTTGGTCAGTCCAGAAAGCAGTATTAACATCACGAACTTCTCTAGCAACTGTTCCTACACGACCTGCAATAGATGATAGGAAGTTTGGATTCTGACGTGACTTATCACTACCAGATGAACGAGACATATTTGCCATTATTTTTTCTTTCTACGAGTTACAACTATTTTACCATTCTTTTCAGATACTTTCATACCTGCAGATTCGGTCTGTCTTTTAAGTTGACTATACTTTTGAGCAACAGTTAGTTTTGCCTTAGGCATTACTTCTTCTTACCCATTTTCTTCATCTTCTTCATGACCATTTTCTTACCTGTCTTCTTGGCTTCTTTTTTAGCCATGGCCATTCCTTTTGCTGAATATGAGTATTCTTTCATTCCTACTTTTGGCATTAGATTAGTCCTTTTCCTGGTTCGTCGGCTTTAAACGCTTTGCCGAAGTGATTTGATGCAGCAACTGCCGCCTTGATGTCTTTCATTTGAGTAGATGCAGGTTGGATACCTTGAGCACGAGCATCACGGTAAGCCTGCAACTCCCCGTCCCACTTTTTAGTTGACATCGTGGTGCGAGTAGAAGCCTCACCAGGACTCAATTGTAAAGCGGAAATCTTGCAACCAAAACATCCTTCAACTTCTTCAGGATGTGTTACTCTTCTATGTAATGACATGTTTCCCCTGTTATACGATTTCTGTTGTTACAGTATACCCTGCTGCTTCCAATGACGCTTTTTCAGCAAGAGTAACTTCATACTTACTTCCACCTAGATAGTAGGTTTCCGCTGCATTTAGTTCATCGATATAAGGATATCTTGCCTCACGGTAAACGCCATTTTCCTTAATGACTGATATACCACGTCTTAATTTATATCTAATGTGTAACTTGTTATACCCTGCTGGACCCTCTTCGATATAGGGTGTTTCAAAGTAATACTTTGTTGTTGGCATTTTGTCTCCTTAGTAAGTTTACAGATAGGGCTAAAGTTTCCCTTAGCCCCACCTATCTAATTACTTAGACTAGGCTGCTGGACGAACTGCTGATGCAGTTTGTACACGCCATAGTGCATCTGAACGGTATAGGTTCCATCCAAGTACGCCGTACCATCCGATTGGACGTAGACGCATTAACTTGTCTGTAACTGGACCGATAACTGTGTGTGGCTCTTCAGCAACAGCCTCAGCAAGTGCCTGTTGACCCATGATGAATGTGTCGTAGACGCGAGTCTGAGTTGTGCCTGAACCAGCACCAGCCTGTGAGTTAGGTAGACGTGGAGACTCGATGAAAGCAACGCCTTCAAAAGTTCCAATCTCGCCTGCGTAAATTCCTGCTGGATTTACGTACTCTGCAGGTTGACGCCATGCAGCGGTTCCAGTCTCAGCACGAAGATCGTGTGAAACTTCTGGGTGGATGTATGAAGCAAATAGGTTTCCACGACGTGGAACTACGTTTGCTGCACGCATCTTCGCTACTACGTAGCGGATATCTTTCGCCTTGATTGTATCAGTTGCAGATACACCAGTTACAGCAGCAGTTGAAATTGCTCCTGCGATCTCACGGATTACTTGAGTTCCGCCAGCAAGAACGCCGCGAACTACTATATCTAGAGAATCATTCATGTTGAATGCAACGATATTAGCAAGTGCTGGCTCTACATCAGCAAGGCTGAATAGGTCCAACTTGCGAGTTGAAATGATTGAGTTACCGTACTCATTTAGAGTAACAGCAACAGTTGTTGTAGCAGGTACTGCTACTGCATCTACGTCACTGGTTTCAGTTAGTGTAGATGTCTTAACTGCCAAGTCGTTATAAACTTGGAACAGTACGCTTGAACCAGCGTGGGTCTGTGATACAGGCTTCTTATCAGCCACAGCACGGAATGACGGTACGGAACGAAGAGCGAACTCTACGAGACGGTCATACGCCTGTGTTACAAGGTTAGCACCGACCACTGTGCCTGCTTGCCCTGAAGGCAAGGCGGCCGAGGTATATAAATCTGGCATTTAAGCAGATCCTTTCGGTTAGTTTGAAATTACTACGATTGTGAACCGTAGATTAGGTTTAGAATGTCATCAGCAGATTGTGCAGATTGAATTTTTATGCTCATATCTTCTGCCTTGTCGGGGGATAAAGCCCCAGTTGTAACATTATCCATTTGTCGCAGAGATGCGACATCCTTAGAATCTATCTCTTTCTTTGGTTGTAACTGAACACCGAATACATCAGCATTTTGTTCTAACCAACTTGAGATTGCTTCTTCAGAAGCATCTAAGTCATTTGGTATGAAAGCGGCAACTTTTGGGTTTACGCCACGGGATGCGAATACATCCTTCAAAACCCGCTCTCTTTGGGACTTGCTAAGTTCTCCTAAGGAGGACTCCAGTTCCTTGTTTCTTCTTTGTTCGACCTTTAGGGCCTTACGTAGTTTCTTTACAAGGTCTGTATCTGAATCAAAAGATGCGACTGTAACATCGTCATCCTCATCTTCATTTTCATCCCAGTAGTTATCGCGGTTGTTGCTCATAGCAACCTCTCCCTTTTCTTAGTAGTTGGCGTACGCCTCAAGGTAAATAGGGGCATTTACATTGGCTCGTACTATCGGTCTTGTACACCGCATGGGGCCGATGGATCCATGTCGGGATTCTAGTTAAATTAAGCCTAAAGCACTTCTGGAACTTAGGCTTTGTGATGTTAGGCCAGACTGTCCTCTAAACGCCATTACTTCTTGCTCTGCAAGACGTCTACGACGCTCTGATTCAAGTCCCTTAAATTGTTCTTGTTCAAGTTCTGATTGAATAGTGGCTGCAGTTTGAGCACCAGCACGCTCATAGATACCTGATAGTTTAGTTGTAGGCGCTAGACTCTCTGCAATAGTTGCATATCCTTTAGAGGCAAGAGCACTTACTTCTCCTTCAGTTAATCCTTGTGCTGTTAATTGAGCACCATATTGCTTTGCACGTTCTGCGCTAAACGGTGTAAGATTATTTGCTCTACGTATTGCTTCAATAGCAAAGGCTGCAGTATTTACGTTTTGCTTCATTTGCTCAGTACCCACATTTGGATCCATATAGAAGTCCATAAGGTCTGTCTCATTATTTATATAACCAAGTTGCTTTAATGTTTGAACTCTGGCAGGATCAGCATTAACTGCTTGTAATCTAGCAGTATTTGCATATGTATCTAAATCTGCTACGCTTCTTTTATTCTTCAAGTAGCCCTGAATATAACTCTGACTTGCAAATTTAGGATTTGCATTGTATTTAGCAACAACATTCTTATAGCCTTCAACTGAGTTGAATAACTCTGTAGCGGTATATTTATCAGTTAAGGAATCATTATAGAAACCATACTTAGTATAGAATGGAGACTTAAGTGTTGTTCCAGTCTTGGTAGTAAATTCTTTGTTATTCAAATAGATACTAATGGCAGACTCTCCATCAATGCCATCTTTAAGTAATGCCTGTAAGAATGTTACTGATTCATCTACCAGATCAGAAGGCAATCCTTTGGATAATAGAAGTGACTTTAAAACCTGTACATTTGTAGTACCAACTTCTTCTTCCTGTTGTTGGCCATATGCAGGGTTTGATTCAAAACCAGTGCTTCCGTCGCTGTATACAATATCGTAACCAATTATCTGGCCCTTAGAGTCTGTTCTAGCAATACGACTTACTATAGTCCTAGGAGTAGGTTCTTGAACTGTACTTGGTGCGTAAATTGGACTTAATGGTTGAGCATATTTGCCAGTACCAGCAGCAAAGGCTGCAGCCTCAGCCTGTAATCTTGCAGATGCTGCTTGTCCAGGAGTTGGAGTTTTAGTTGTTGCTTTAGGAGTTTCTTGTTTTACGGGAGCAGGTCTTGTGTTAGTTGCAGGACTTCCATAGACATTAATAGTTTGTGTTGGTGTTGCTTTTGGTGCAGTTCTGTCTTCTCTTACGTTAGCGGTAGGTTGTGTTTTCTTGGTTGCCATTATCTACCTAACTTCTGAGTTAAACGTTCACCAAGAGATGCTGCTTCTTTGATAGCAGTTGGACTTGTAGCATAACGTGGGTCATTAACAATCAAATTATTTAACTCTATTTCATTCATAGGTCTATAATTTCCCTTATCATCTTTATAGTTCAAAGCAGCAACTATAAGTTTGTCATCATTATTTACTGTGCGTCCAAATGATTTTCTTAAAACCTCTTGTAATGGAGAGATAAAAGTCATTACATCATCACCAGCAAGTACTTGATTCTGTACTCCTAGATATTGGGTTGCTGCAACTCTTCTTTGCTTAGAGAAGTAATCATTAAGTTTCTGGCTAGCAACAGCATCATCTGATGAACTTAATACGTCTTTAATAACATTTGCTACGGCAGGTAAATCAGGTTCGGCTAATAGGTTGTTTCTATGAACTCCTACGATTTGATCGTATAGACCCTTTGCTTGACCGCCTAGGTTTTCGCTAGTAGCCACATCAAAATTCTTAACAAGATAGTTAGCAAGGAACTGTTGTTGTTCTTGCTCAGTAAAGCCTTCACCTAGAGTCTTAGTTACTGAACTAGTGACATCACCCTTTGTGGTCATTGAGGTTACGGTCTTAGCCTTTTGTCTTTCAGCCTCAGCATTATAGGCTTTCTGAAAATCTTCTATCTGAACTTGAGAAGGATATGCTCCAAAAGCCTGATAGTATGCATTAGACAACTGAGATTTAGCATCTGTAAGGTCAAGTAACTTTATAGCAGTAGCAATATTCTTGCTAAACTTTACTGTATTTTGAAGACTCTTATTAGAATATAGTTCTTTTAGAGTATCTAAAAATGGCACACCATTTTGAAGTGCAATTCTAGATACTTCCTGCATAGCCTTGGTGTCTTCGTTTCCGATAACACCACGAGGGGTTGTATCTTTAGATGCTCCGCTTCCACGAAGAAGTGCTTGGATATAATCTAGTTTATTAGTAAAACCAGTAACAGGACTTGCTTCATTTCTCCAGTTTAAAAGATAGTTTCCAATTGCATATGAGTATGCAGCAGGGTTTGTATATACCTGAGATTTGGTTTCAAAAGATTCTTTTGCCTGCACCTGTGCAAGTTGAGCCGCTTGTTCAGCCTGTGACGTTAATGGTCCTTGGTTAAAACTCAATTTATTCCTCAACCTTCAGTTTTGATGCAAACACTCCATAGTACATACGAGCAAATGCTGGATTGTTAATCATTAATTGTGTAGCCAAATTGTCTAACTTCTTTGCTTCTTCTTGAGCAAGCCAGAAACCTGCACCCATTTGTGGGGTAGCAGTAGTTCTTACTTCCTGTAGATACTTCTCTAAGTCTTTGTAGGCTGCATAGAATTGAGCAGTCTCGTTATAAATAGGAGATTCTTGGAATGCTGGATCTTGCAAGGCTCTTCCAACGTTTGCAATCTTCTCTTCAGCAGAACCAATATCAACTGACATTACAGGAGCGTTGCCACCAAATTGTTCATTTAGTTTAATTATTTCATCTGTATACCAAACATCGCTATATCCCATGGTTGCTTGTTCCTCAGAGATCTGAGACTTAGCCATTTGATAAACAATGTTTTCAGCGTATTGTTCTAACTCTTCAGGACGTAGATTACGACGACGACCTGTAGCCTTCTGCCAGTTATAGTATGCAGTTGCTGCTTCTCCACCAGGGAAGAAGTAAGGAACAATATCTCCCGCTTTTGTAGCATACTTATCTGCAACTTCTGGATTCTTATTTAAGAATGACCAAGCATCGCCAGTACCACGAAC